CCCACGCGAAAAACGCACGGAGCACTCGATCAGCGGCATTTTTATCTTGCCGCGATGTCGCCTTGCAGATGGAGTAGACCAGCTCTTTCGGGATCGGCTTCTCGTTGGCGTAGTACCAATCGAGCAGTAATGTGTACGCGCCGTGCTCCGTCATGGACAGATAGCCGGCGTCTCGGGCGTAGTCGCCCAGGTGCCTAGGATAGAAATTCATTAGTTACGTTCCGCATGATTAGTTGAACCATGCGTGATGCTTGACGGCCAGCTTCCCTATAGCTAACCTTGCATCACGCTTTCTCGCATGGTTGAGCGTAAGGCTGCCCCCCCAGCCGCGTCAAGACCCCTTTATAGGGGTCTTGTCGTTTCTGGCATAGCAATGCGCTGCTACGATTCACAGCCGCTCAGAACCTCCCCGCTACCCTGCTATAGGGTATGCCGCAAAATCCGCTCATAAGCCTTCTGCGTCGGGTTTATTTCGCAATCCGTCCTTGATCTTACGGATCAGGCGCTGCGTGCTGCGGTTCTGCTCGCCAGACTCAAGTTCTTGCACAACTTCCCCGGCCAATTCTCGAAGCGCGTATCTTTCTGGGATACGGCCGGCCTTTACCCATTTGCTGACGTAAGCGCGGGTCACCCCAAATCGGCGGGCGACTTCGCTCTGGTTTCCGTATTTCTTGATCAACTCATCGATGTCCATGATTCCTCCTGTAGACAATCGGCATCATGGCTGAAATCTTTTTTTTAAACAAGTGTTGACATGGTATGCAATAGGCGTATGATCACAACCGTTGACATAGACAACAGCCCACAGATAGGAGCAGCAGATGCATCAGATCACTACAGAAATCTACATTCTCGGCGTCAAGCACAAAATCGAGATTGAGTTTTGCTATCAGCCAGAAGAATTCGATACCAACACGGCTGAAAGCGTCGACATTGGCGCCGCAACTCTTGTCGGCCTCTACACCAAAGACAATAAATTTAAGCCAGAGCGCATCGATGTTGACCCGCAAGAGCTCACCTCAGAGGAATACGAGCTTCTCGTTGATGCGGCATGGGAGTACATCGCCAAAGAGGAGGGCATATGAGCGCCAACACACAAGAGCTCGAGATTCAAATCAAGAGCCTTTGCGAAACCGTTAATGCAGCACAGTTCAACAATCTGATCGCCTCGGCCATGAAGTACGCATTCAGCCTCGGAAAGATGGAAGGCTACATCCAGGGGGTGCAGTACGTCACGAACACGGAGAAGAACGATGAACCGTAAAAAATCGGTTTGGCCGGCGGTGCTGTTGGTTGTGGTGGTTTATCTAATCGCGGCCATCATTGAGCCGTGCGACGGATACTCTTGCCATGGAGATTCGCATGTCGCCGAATGAAGTAGACGATGACTCTTGGTGGCACTACCAAGACGAGCTGATGATGCAGCTCGAAGAAGAAGAGCGCATAAACGCTTGCAACAAGGCAGTCGATGAATACTTAAATCAGGAGAACACTTATGCAGTCTGAATCTATCGCCGCGCTTGCGGCCGCATTGTCGAAAGCCCAGGGAGACATTACCGGGGCACTGAAGGACTCAAGCAACCCTTTCTTCAAATCAAAATACGCTGATTTGGCTTCATGCTGGGACGCTTGCCGAGCGCAACTCTCAGAGAACGGCCTCGCCGTAATCCAGACCACAGACATCATCGCCGACCGCCCGGTTCTGGTTACGACTTTGGCGCACTCGAGCGGTGAATGGGTTAAGTCGATCACTCCGATCCTGACCAAGGATGACAGCCCGCAGGCGCAGGGAAGCGGCATCACCTACGCTCGCCGCTACGCGCTTGCCGCAATCGTTGGCCTCGCACAGATCGACGACGATGCCGAGGCGGCGCAGGGCCGCGGCAAGAAGGAGGCGCTTGACTCCGCGTTAGCAGACAAGATCGCCGGCTGCAAGACGCTCGACGAACTGACCAAATTGTTCCAGTCTTTGCCAGAGGCTATTCGTGCGTCATCAAGCGCGGCATTCTCAGCGCGCAAGCGAGAACTGCAATGACTGACGAAACCAAGGCGGTACTTCTCCATGTTCGTGACGCGCTGCGCCGGCTAGACCCGGCGTGGTGCGCCGTGAATGACGCCGAACAAATCACAGACGAAGAGCTCGACCTGGCAATCGGCGAACTCGAAGACCTACTCGAGGAAGCACAATGATCCAGCAAGGCACAGACGAGTGGCGGCAGCAGAGGCTCGGCCTCGTTACCGCATCGCGCATCGCAGACGTTATGGCCCGCAACCGCGGCGGGTTCGCAGCGACCCGGCAGAACTACATGATGGCTCTCATTACCGAGCGCCTGACCGGGCAGCCGATGCAGACTTACTCAAACTCGGCGATGGAGTGGGGCCGCGAGAAGGAGGGCGAGGCGAGGGCAGCCTACGCAGCAAAGACAGGCAACATTGTTGAGGAGGTCGGCTTCATCCGGCATCAGACTCTTGAGGCAGGGGCAAGTCCAGATGGATACGTCGGCAACGACACCATCATCGAGATTAAATGCCCTAACTCACAGACACTGGTCGAGTGGATCGAGAATCGAGAAATCCCGCAAAAGTATCGACTGCAGATTCAGTTCCAGCTTGCGGTCACCGGACGAGACATGGCCCACTTTGTAGGCTACGACCCGCGACTTCCAGAGCATTTGCGATTGCTGATTATCGAAGAGCCGCGCAACAACCAGATGATCCTTGAGATCACCGCGGAGGTTGAGCGATTCCTAGGCGAATTAAACGACAAGCTGAGTAAATTTAAACGACAAGCTGAGTAAACTGAAGGAGATGAGACTGTGAACTATGACCCAAACAACAAGGGCGTCCTTTTCAAGAACGACCAGGGCGATAACCCAAAGCGACCGAACTACCGCGGCAGCGCGGTGATTGAGGGAGTCGATTACAACGTCAGCGCCTGGATACGCGAGAGCAAGAAAAGCGGCGACAAATACATGAGTCTTGTGTTTGAGCGAAAAGGCGAGGGGAAGATCGGCCGTAATGGGCAGCCTGCCAAGCCAACTCCAGCCGCGATCACGGAAGATAATTGGGCGACCGCGGACTTTGACGATAAGGCAGTCCCATTCTAATGAATAGGGTATTCCCAAGAGGCACCACGCCAGACCAGATCGCGCAAGCGGTCTCGGTCTTGGTGCGCGGCCTCGATTTCAAGAAGAGCTGGAAGGTTAGCATTGAGGAGTTCCGCTCCAAGCGCAGCAACCAGGCCAACGCCTACCTTTGGGGGGTAGTGTACCCGTCCATCCTCGAGGGCGCCGGAGAGATGCTGGCGGGCTGGGAGAGAGACGACCTTCACCAGTTCTTTTTGATGGAGCATTTTGGCGAGGAGACCTTAGAGATTGGCGGCCGCACCCATTCGCGCCCATTTAGGGGGTCAAGCAGCCTTAACCGGGAAGAATTTACCGAGTACCTAGAATTCCTTTCACGCCGGGCCGCAGAGCTCGGCATTGCTATACCGGAGCCTTCATATGACGCAAGCTGAGGCCATTAGGGCGCACTTACTGACAGGAGCGCCCATCACCCCGCTTGAAGCACTCGACCGCTATGGATGCTTTAGGCTCGCGGCGCGGATCGACGAGCTGCGGCGAGGCGGGCTTGAGATTGAGACCGTTACCGAGAGCCGCGGCGGCAAGAAGTTCGCGCGCTACGAACTGCGCGGCCAGCTCACGATGTTTGCATGAACTTACGCAAGCAAGCTAAGGGCCGAGGCTGCACGGTACGCCTGCCGGGCGTATGCAACCACAACAGCGAAACCGTGGTGTTGGCGCATATACGCTTGCCCGGTGTTAGCGGTATGGGGCTGAAGGCTGACGATCTGCTAGGGGCGTGGGCGTGTAGCGCGTGCCACGACGCAATCGACCGCAGGGCGCATACAGACCTTGACCGCGACTATGTAAGGCTAGCTCATTTCGAGGGCATGGTTCGCACTATCGCGCAGTTACGAGCTGAAGACCTTGTCTAGCTTACGGCCCAGCGTCTCTCCAAGAACCGCCACTGTAGAAATAGAGCTTGTTGTTTGTGGTGTTGACCACGATTGGAGCCATGCCCGTGATAGCGGTCGGCACGCCCGTAGGCGTACCCGCGCAGGTTGGGACGTAAAGAAAGCCATTGACGGCGGTGGTGGCGAGGGCGGCGGATTTGCCAGCAACGATGTTTCCGTCTGTTGTGATTCGCATGACCTCCGCAGTTGCCACTCGCCAAACATACGACGGAGTTCCGCTCGACGCCGTGATGTCCCACCCCCAAATGCCAGTGGAGTCATCAAGAAACATCGACCCGCGGCGGTTGTTGGCGCCATCGTTGACGTACAGCGAATAGCCTATGACTGCGTTATTGGCGCTAGATTCAAGATAGACGCCTTTCGTAAGAGAAGGGGTAGTGCCTTGAATGCCGCCGATGAATACATTGTTCCCGTCGTAAGAAAGCGCCGAAGTGGAAGCAGCGACTTTGCCGGAATCCAGGTATACGATGCCATTGGCGACCCCGCCGGAAAAAGTGGCAGACAGCATTGACACGGCCCTTCCGGCAGTAAGATCGCTTACCGGCACTTTTACCGTGCTGCCACTCTGCACTAGCGGAATGACCTCTGTGCCAGCCAGAGGAGTCGCGGCCGAGGTAAGTTGTGAAATTTTCTTGTCTGCCATGATCGCTCTCCGTCAGGACGCCCAACGATTAAACACTATTCGTGCGCCGTTTGCCGCCGAACGCCCCGCCGGGATTGCCGAGATTGTGAACGTCGAGCCAGAAAGACTAGAGATCGACGACCAATGCGTTGTTCCGTTGTCTAGCAAAATCCCGCATATGTCGCTATTCGCAATAGAACCAGCAGCCGCTACGGTTGCAGACGTTCCGCCGGCCGACAGAGCGCCGTTAAGCTTTGTTTCAAACTGGTACGAAACCCAGCGCATAACCTTTGCTGTTTTATCCCAGACCGCATAATTAAACGGCACATAGCCGCGCGTCGGAGCACCATCCAAGACAGGCAAAGAATACTGCGACCTCGATGCACTCTCAGACGCACCACGGCCAAGCGCCTGCGTGAAAATGCTCATCGACATGGACTTGATTAACCCAGCAGTGCTGCAGAAGGCGCCGACACGAATAAATTTTACCTCGCTGCGCCGAACATAGCCTGGCGCTACGGTTGCTGGGAGCCCGCTTCCGGCGGTGTATGCTCCATAAGTTGTGTCAAAACTTGTCACATCAACTTGGCTGTAGAAAGCTCCGCCAGCGCCTTCAGATAAAAGAGGGCTTTGGTTAGCGTCATACACCCACACAATTGGGCGGAGCAAAGAACCGCTGAAGTCCCAGTCCCACACAACTACATCACCAAGAGAGACCGGGATAAGATCAGAGACAGCAATCGGAGTTGAGGTGTCTACCGTAAATCCGGCCAACGATGGGGTGATGAGCGCGGGAGATGAGAGCGTGCTCATGCCGTTGATGGTCGGAGCAATTCTCTTGTCTGGCGCGGAGCAAGCGGTTGCCGTGCCGACAATCATGCTGTTGGCATCCACCGATAGGATCGGCACCTTGCGGAACAAGGTTGCCGCTTCGGTCGTTACCATGTTGTTTTGCCCGGAATCGGACACCGGGATAATGACGCGGAATTGATTGTAAGTTACAGATGACCACGAAGAAGTAATGATATTGTTGTACGCACTTGATGCAAACGTCACGCCGGGAGCTCCGCTGACATCCTCAAACCTAGCGCCGTAAATGCTGTTGTGCGTGGCGTTTGTAAACGTCAGGGATACATCAGCGCCTTCCATGCAGGGATGGAAGATTTTGTTGTGGTTGTGCGGATAGTTAACGCCAATGATTGACAGCCTTACAAGACGGTCAGCATAAATAAAGTTTTCGTTTACATAAGGCAATCCGCCAACGCCGCCGTCAGTCAGCTCCAGCAAGGCGACCATACCAGTAATGCGGAACTGATTGTACGATACGCTCCTGTCCTCGCCAGAGCCCTCGGCATAGAGCTGCGCGTAGTTGCACGCGCCAAGCGAAACAAAAGACTCAGACAGGCCTGTAACTCGAAGCACAGGAGAAGCCGGCGGAGCCCCAAACAAGCTCGCTCCATTAGTGACATTCGCTAGGCGGATGTCTCCGCCACCGGAATTGAAGAAACCACCGACCGTAAGTGTGCCGGACGGAATAAGGATGTTTGACTCAAAGTTGAGGCGCTTTACCCCGCGCAAATCGGTGGAGGAGCCAAGACGAACGGTCATGCCGCTTGGACACCATAAGCCTTTGCCGCTACTGATGGCATAATCCCTAGCAAGCAAAAGCGCGGCGCGGTCGTCAGCGACACCATCGCCAACAACGCCAAAATCTTTCACGCTCACCATGTCTCGGAGCTTGTCGTTTACGGAACGCGGCACCGCTCCGGAGCCCGCCTGTATGAAAACGTCAAGCGAAGCATCTACTCCAACCGTAGCCACCGGGAGCCCGCTGGCATTAAATGAGAGGAACTTGTTTGCGCGGGTGCTAGCAATTGGGATCGTCGGTGATGCTGCGGGGTCTGACGCAGGGAACTGCAATGACCGATCCCCAACTTCATCAATTTGCTGCACCAACATTGTCAACTTGTCTAACGCGGTCTCAAGGGATTCTGCCGGGAGCCGGTCGTTCGGGATTAGGTCGGTTTCCTGTGTGGCAGACGCATTTCGCAAAATCGTTAAGGTCGACCCAACTGCCGGGGGCACCAGCATGGTGATTGATCCGCCGTTCTCGTTCCCGGCCCCGGCCACCGTGTAGTTAGTTGTCAGCGCCTGAGCAGCCTCAACTCCAGCGGGAGACCTCAGTATGACCAGTAGATCGCTACTCAATAGGAAATAAAAAGGCACGGCAAAGACGGTCGTAGTGCCGTTGCCGGAATACTGGGCCTTAGTTGTGGTCGATGAAACTGTCATATATCAATCCTCATTCTACAGCTTCTGACGGGGCAAGCAAAAACTCCTGGCCCTGCTCCCGTTCGACTTGGCGCTCCATCCGCCTTAGGTAGCCAGGATTCAGCGCCTCTTGAATCTGGTACAGCACAAGGTAGTCCAGAACGATACGGGAATAAAAAAGGTTCATAAATGGTGTATTGGCAATCAAGATGCGGAACGCCGAAGCGGCCACATCGTCGCCACGCATAGCCCGCTGCCGCAGCTCGTCGAGGTCGCCGATCACGCCAAAGGTCGGGCCGGCCAGGGTGTCGATGATGTTCCGGCCAAATCGGTTGGACTGGCCCAGCAAGAAGTCGCCGTAGATGCCGAGTGCTCCGCCTTGGAGCATGGCCGCTACCCAAGTCTGGACGTTCTCAGGGTCTCTCGGGGTCTTTCCCTTGAGCAAATCCTTGGCCGACATCGCGATATAGCCGAATGCGGTCATCATCAGAATCATCTGCGCGAGACCGAGCATATCGCCCTTGCCATACTTGAGGTACTCAGAGAGCGATCCATACCCTCGGCCGTAAACTTCCCGGCCAAACACCTGCCTGGTTAGGGCGGTCGGGAACCCCTTGAACTGAGAGATAAACCGAGCCGCCTCGCCCCAGAACGTGCCCGGTCGCAACCCGCGCATCCAGAAGTACCGCGAACGGATGTCGGGCTCAATCACCGCGGTCATTGCCTGGTCGATGATGAAGTTACGCAGCCGGTCGGCCAAGTCGCGGCGGGCGGTAGTCGCTGCCGCGTCCGTGGGGGCTTTCCCAATCGCGCTTAAATAACCCTTAACCGCCTCGATGTCGAGCTGACTTACGCGCTCGGGGACAATGTACACACGTTTGTCGGCGGCTTCGATAAAGCCCTGACGCATGACGTCCCACTCGGGAGCCGTGATGCCGTACTGCTCAAAGAGCCGCTTGGCATTGGCGTCGAGGCCGTCGAAGGTGGTATCTCGGAGCGAGCCCAGCCAGTTGGCCGTGCCGAGCTCCATGTTCTCGCGGAGCGTATCCGTCCACCATTGCAGGCCGTTCAGGCGGAAGAAGATTCGCATTAGGTCGGCTGATCCCGCAGACATCAAATCATCCGAGTCGAACCGGGCCGCTACGCTACCAACAAGATTGTCGGCAACGGTGTCGATCATTCCGATAATGCGCTTGCGCTCGCCCTTGGCCCTGCCTTGGAGAAGACCACCAATGCCCTCGGCAATGCCTGAGAACAGGCCACCGCGGCCCTGATACTTGATCTGGCTGGCATAGACCGGAAGATCGGTGACGGCCGAGATGACCGCGCCGCCGAGCTTTGCCATGGCCTGAACGACGCGCACGTTCGACCCGACTCGAGCAGCCATCGCTTTGCCTGGTACGTTGGCCCTGCCATCGAGCATGGAGAGCAGCGCCTCGGCTGTGTCGCGGGTATCGGCAAACTTCTCGCGCAGCTCGGGCGTGCGGATAATTGCAGCCTCAACCTCGCTCATCACAGCCTTGAGCGTATAGCCGGGGTTGGGGCCGAGCACGCGCATGAGCCCAGCTTGCTGTGCGCCACGGCTCAGATCGCCGAGGATCGCCTCGTTGAGTTTGCCGACGCCAAACTGCGTCAGGTAGTCGAACTCAGCATCGGCGTCCTTAAAGTAAATGACGCGAGACTGAGATGCACGGCGGGCCAGAGAGCCTGGTGTCGTATAGGCTGCGGCCTCATCGTCAATCGCAGACAGATGGCGACCAGCCGACAGATCGGCATAGACCACATCGAGGAATTCCTCAAGGTTTTGACCAGGCTTCAGCGTGCGCTCGACATCAATGCGCTGGCGCACAAAGTCCTTCCATTCCTTGTCGCCGGCCGCACGAATCTTCATAAAGTCGTGCTGCTGACGGGTGATGTATCCGGTCAGGTCACGAATCCACGCGCCGAATCGGTTGCGGGTATTGCGCGAATCCTCGCGGTACTTGTAGACGATCTTCGCAATCTTGACTGCGGTCGGGTCGAGCCCCTCGAGGAGCGGCTTGTCGCGGCCCATCTGGTACAGGGCGCGTGCCACATCGCGGGAATAGGCATCGCTTGCGAACGCCTCAACGAGACCGTCGCGCTCCATCTCGGCAAGCATTCCCTTTGTCCAACGGGTGAAGTAGGTGCGCTGCCAATGGAACGCAGAATCCTTTGAGCCGAACCGAGCGAACGAGGAACCACCGAGCAGGGACAGCAAGCCCTCTGACGGGTTGTCTGCAAACTGCGTCAGGATTCTGCCGACAGCCTTGGTGCGTGCGGCCAGACCTAGCGCGGCGTTACGGGCTGCAATCGTCGCGTCGAGCTTGATGTTATTGGCAAGCGAGTTAGCCGCACGGAGCGCATCGCCCTCGAGCGAGCCGATCTTGTCGGCTGCCGTGAACTGCTCTTGCGCTTTCTTCAAGGTAGAGCGAACGCGGGTGTTCTCTTCCTTCAGGCGAGCGAGAAGCGTGTCGATCTCCATCGCTGAGAGCTGCCCGCGAGTCGCAGCACGCATCGCGTTTCTTGCGGCCTCGTCATTACCGACGCGGTCGGCTGCAGCGCGAACGGCTTGCGCGTACATCTCTGCACGGGCAATCGCCTCGTCGAACGGGCGCATCTGGTCATTGGCGTTGCCGGCGTTGTAGGCAGCGCCTTCCTCAAATACGCCCTTCTGTCTTGTGGCCTCAACAGCGCCAAAGTCTCGCAGATGCGAAAACCCATCGCTTGTTTCTGGAGACATTCGAGCCGCGCGCTCGCCGGGGATTATGCTTTGCTGACCAGTCCCAATAGATGATGGCCTGCCGCTTTCGTCAATGAACACCACATCAAAAGCAACCTCAGACATTGCCAGCGCAGACGGGTAGTCCTTTGTAACGGCAAACAAGAAAGAGGAGTCGCTTGCAAGCACAAACTTCCGCAAGGCAAACAATGCGCGAGACTTCTCTTGCGGCGTAGTTCCGTATGAAGAGATCACTTGCTGTGGAATTTCTGCGATGTTTTGGACAACGTAACGATTGTTTGTAGCAATAATTACCGTGGCCTTGTCATCAAACTTTATCTCTCTCGCAAGACTTGCAAGCGCATCAGGGCCGGAAATTGGCTTTCCGACCATATTTTTAAGGCGCAGATTGCTGGCTTGACCAAAGTCTTTTTTGATCGTTTGAGACGTTCCGTCTGGTTTTATGACCACATACTCGTTCGTATCGATAATTACATGGTCGGCAACTTCCATGCCTTTAGACTTGAAGTATTTTGAGGCGCCCATAGTAAACGATATGTCGCCGGCACTTGCTGAGGCGATTTCGCTAGGATGGTTATGCAGCAAGTAGACTCTTTTGCCGCCCATCTTTTTTGCGCTGCTAATTAGTTCGTCAAAGAACTTTGTCGCCTCTGGGCCGACGAATGCACTAGAAGAGGCTGGGAGCCTAGAGCTGACGCCGGCCTGTCCGACGATGTTGCCATCGCCATCGACAAATACATATCGCAGAGTTTCAAACCGCGGATCGCGGTAGACCTGTGCGAGAGTGGCAAAGTCTTCGGTCGAGCTTACTTTTTGTCCGACAAGCGAGACTCTCTGTCTTTCAGCGAAATCACGCGACAGGGAGAGAGCAAGTAAGTCGGAGGAGGATCGCAAGTCATCCACCGCTTTGACGGCGGCACGTTGAGCCGCAACCGCTCGCGGGCCGCTTTGAGTTCCAATTGGCCCGAAATCCAAATACAGTTGGAGCTGTTCATTTACTGTGAACGACCCTGAGCTAGAAATTCGCTTACCAGCTCGTCCTGTTCGTCTTGCGCGTTGCTCGGCCTGTAGCTCTTCGTCAACTGCTCGAGTGACTCCGTCGATTCGGTCTCTGGAGATTCCTCGGCCTTCGGCGAGCTTTGCTGCTGCGTTGGCGTAGTCTGGGGCTGCGTCATCTGCATATCCGGCTTCGACCGCTTCATTTGCTGCACCCGCTGCATCGTATAATCTTTTCTCAGGATACCAGAGCAAGGCTTGCATGTCAGCCATTGTTAACTCTGGGTTGTCCTTCTGGAGCTGCTCGAGGGCCGATCCAAAGACCTTGCGTAGGCGTGCGCGTTCCGGCGGCCCAGACGGGGCTTCCTTTTGACCATCGAGGTATTTAGCCAGGGCATTGCCCGCCTTGCGGATTTCATCACCCAAGCCAACGCGAACCGCGCCCTTCTTAAGCGCGCCAACAATTGGGCTCAAAGTCTCTTCAGAAAAGCCGGCCCCGAGCTGGCTGATGGCCGCTCTGTTGGCCGGCTTGGTGCTCGCCTTGGCAACGGCAAATGCGATCTCGTCCGGCCGAGCCAGAGAAATCTTTTTGCCGATAACGCTCTCGAGTTGCTTACGCTCATCCTTGTCCAGCAGACGGATAAGCGAGACAAGTGACTTTCTCTTTGCCGCAACCTGAACCGGGTTCTCCTCAATCAGCGTGCCAGTCCATCGGCCCCAAGTACGCATGAGCCAACGGTCGATTGTGAGCTGCTCAAAGTTGCCGTACAGATTCGAGAAGAATCCGTTTCCGATCTTCGGGCCGAGGATGGCCGAGCCGTAAACCTGCGTCGAAAGATTTTCACCGCCGACCTTGAGGCCAGAGAATTCGGTGATGTTCTTTACCGTATCTTTCGACCGCATAAAATTCTCGAGTTTGTCAAATCCGTGCTGCTTGAGCATCACGTTGTAGAGCTCGAGTGAGTTATTGATAGCGTTAGAAGCCGTGCCAATACCAATGTCGTTTGGCATCCGTCCGGTCTTTTTCCAAGCCTCGTATGCCTTCATCGCGAGCTCGAAGTTTTTATCTACCTTCAGCCCGTTCGACGTAACGGCAAGCGCCCAGGTGAATGCGAACCGATCCTCTCGGCTCTTCATAATTTCTGGGTGGATCAGCGAAATAATGCGGAGCGCCTTGGTAACCTTTTCGTTATACCAGCCGACCGCATTGGCGTTGTCGCGCAGGGCAACACGCGCTTCTCGCACGGCCATGCGGATTAGGTATCGCTCGACTGCCGGCGTCATTTCCGCAAGATCAACCGCGGCGTCTGCGGCGGCAGCATTGACCGCGTCTTGGATTTCCTTCTTGAAGGTGCGGTTGTTTGGGAATGTTTTGCCTTGAGCGCGGTCAAAGGCCGCTTCGACATTAGCGACGTTATCGACCGTCACCGGCACATCGCCGAATTGCTGCGGCTCTTCCTGAACCATCAGGCTGCGCTTAAATTCGCTCTCCGCATTGACGGCATTGACCGCCTCATCGGCTGCAGCGCGGGCATCTGCCAGAGCGGCATCGGCCGCATCGAGCATTGGCACCCGGCGCGGGTCTGGCGTTTCAGCGGCAGCCTCGAAGTCAACGAGCGCGGCTTGATCTGGCCGGAAGTTCTCAATTGCCGCGTTGCGGGCAGACTGCACCGGGAAGTCCTCGCCGCCCCTTGCGATAGAGGGATCGAGGCCGACGATGGGCTCCACGTTGATCGTGCGCGCATCCATTGCCTGGGCAACGCCAGTCTGCAGGGCGGCACGGCGCGTCTCTGGGTTTAACGAATCGACGATATTGACCGCCGCATTCTCGGCATTGAGGCGCTCTGCGAAAGCCTCGTATTCGCGCAAGGTCTCTGGGTCGATCTCGCGGGCAACGTCAAAGTCGGCGCGGGCCTCGTCATCCATCGCTCGCAGTCGGTCGGCGATCTGCGCCACAGACATATCCCGGCTGAAGCCTTCGGACTCCATGCGAGAAATGTAGTCTCGGCCAAAAATGAACTTACTGAGCTTGTCGCGCACCGTGCCAGCCCATACTTTATTGCCGGCAGCATCTTCAGCTAGCGCATCAAAAATCTCGGAGTCCGTAATTTGCTTGTAGTCTGATCGGTCAGGGAAGTACCCGGCATCGAACAATCGCTCGCGCACAGAGTCCATGCCAGCCGTCTGTCGATTTTCCGGGGTGTTTTTGCGAACGAGCCCTGGTACGGTTTTCGAGTTCACATCGCGGGCCGCGAGCTCACCACCCTCATCGATGATTCCGCCAGATCGACGCACAAACTCGGTAATCGATACCGCCTTCTCCCCGGTTGCCAAAGAGACCTGTTTGGTATTGTTTGGGTCAATGTCAAGGATTCCGCGCAAGTCATTTGAAATTTTCTGCGCTGCCTCAATATATGCGTCGACGGGCTGGATTGCCGTAGGCTCAAAGCCCTTTGCGGTCGGCGTGGCTACGGGTTGCGGCACTTCCAGCACGGGCGGGATCTCTTTGCGCGACTCCGAGATCGCTTGCTGTACAGCAATATCAACATCCGAGCGCGGAGGCAGCGCCTCAAGCCCTCTGAGGCGGCGGACGGCTTCATACCCTGCACCACCCACGGCGTGCAGACCGCCGCCCAGAATGCCTCCAAATGCGATATTGAGCAGGGAATCCGCGCCGTCATAGTCAGCCTGTTCTGCCCGTGCGGTACTCAGAATCAACGGCTCAACGAGCGCGGCACCGGCCAGACCTTCTACAAAGCCGACGCCAGCCCTAACCCCGGTTCGCCCGAGCAGTCCGGCTTGGGCTCGCAGCATCGCGGCGTATCGCGCCTGACTGACCACGGGAACGAATGCCGTAGCAATGTTGGCCGGGTCAAACAACGAATAACCGAGGCTGGTCGCCACCTTTGCGGCACCGCGGGCAAACCCGCCTGGGCTTCGCGAATATAGATCGGCGCGGCGATTCTCAATGCGCTTACGCCGAATCAGTATGTCGAGGGCTTCCTGAGTAATGCCCTGGTCTGGTACGGTCAACTGCTCACGCAGACCGGCATCGCCGAGTTGCACTCTGGCGCTTTCCGCAGAAATAAGGTTGCCGGTGCGCCTTGCCTCGTCGAGCTCTATGCCGCGGACAATTGACTGTGTCGGGCTAAACTCAAAAGCTTCACGGCCGACCTCAATCAGCTCCTCGCCAAGAGTAGGCTCGCGGACTTCGACTTGCCGCTCGTATGGGCGGCGAAGAGACAAAAGACCATCAAAGCTCATTCAATGCCCCTATTGCCCCAAAAAGGCCTTAGAGAAGTCTCTCATTTCTGCGCGAGACTTTTCGCTTTTGGTTGCGCTGATATTGCGTACCTGCTCCCAGGTGTAAGTAATTGGATTTCCGCTTTTATCAAGAACCGGCTCTCGGTCATACATAAGCACAACTCGATCATCGCTAGGCAATGTTTGCCAGTACGCATCGCGAATTCTATCAAACCCAAGATCGGCAACGGCTGCCTCTTTTGCGGCTGACAGCCCTTGGCGCAATGCTTTGTTAGGCATCGCGCTCTGGGCCGGAACCCTAATCATGCTGTCCTCAACTTCGGCCAGCACATACCGCTCTCCGATTACCTCTGAATATGCCAAATCCGCAGCATCGCTTACGCTTTTGCCAGCGCGAACGTAGTCAATAGCAAGGCGATACGCTGAATCCTCAAGCATCGCAACCATTGCCGCATCACCTTGCTGGCCCTGAAATGAAGCGAACATATCGGTCATTGTGTCATTGACCTTATCGCGAACATCTTTTGGCGCGCGATTAGAGGGCAAAAGCGCATTAAGGTCTTTTTCAGAAAGCGCGGAAAGCTCTACCAATCGGTCAGCCGGCTTCTGGCGCATGCCAAGACCAATGACTGCGGCGGAGCCCGGCAAGTCCTTGGCGACCTGGGCAAATATGTTCGGCCAATACTTCCCCCACTTCTGGCGCTCGGAAAGGATCGCGGCAGACCCGACAAGAGCCTTGTCATCCTGCGAGCGCCCATATACTCGAGCAACCAAGTCATCGGCGACGTTTTTCGGGAGAATCGCCGGGTTCTGGATGCCAATCTTTCTGGCCTCAGTGACGGCAAGTCGGCCATAGTTCTGGGCCGCGGCAGCGGCGGCCTCGGGAGTCTGCGCTCCGCCAATGGCCTCATACGCAGCCATCAATGACGGCGAGTTCTGGGTCAAGAATGCACCAGGATCGTCTTCTTGCTGCTTTACGATGTTCTGATAATTGCGAACGGCGAACTCGTATCGCTTGACCGCGTCTGCAGCGCCGGCTTCCTTAGTCGGCTTCAGCCTTTCGATTTCTGACAAAGCGTCTTGCCGATTCATATTGGCAAGCGAGTTCATCATCGGCGCGAGCTTGAACGTCTCAGCATAATTGTCGTAATCTTTACCCATGCCGGCGGCAACGAACCGCGATCTCGGTATCGGCGACTTCGGCATCATGCCAACGCTCATCAAGGCGACTTGGTTGTTAACGTCATCGCGCAATACTTCTCTTGCTTCTGCTCGACGGCGCTCCTGCTCGCGCTCTATCTCGCGAATCTGCGCCTCGGTTTCCGACATTAACCGGCCGCGGTCGTCCTGATTTAGATCGTCAATAAATGAGAAGCCAGACTTTCCCGGCTCCGCCTTGAGGGCGGCCTCAATCCTGCTTGGGTTGGAGCGCATCGCAGCCAGAGACGCATCAAGCGCAAGATCACTCTTTGCCGCCGCCCATGCCTTGTCGCGCTTATCCGCAGGAAGCCTGGCAAACTGAAGGCCGAGATCGCTCTTGACTGAATCGTAATCGCTAGGCTTGGATGAGACAATTAAGCGCCCGGCTTCAAACGCGGATTCTGCCTTATTAACGTCTCGCGTTACCTTGGCATTAGCCTCCCAGCGCATTGAGCCATCTTGTACGTTTAGGCCGAATGAATTGGCCTGCTCTTGTAGCCAAGCGCGCGCACGGTCTGATCGTGCTCCACTAACCTCTTCTCCGGCTATTTCTTGGTAAGCATTCAAAGCGCGGGCGGTATACCCGTCAAGATCATCCGGCTTTGTCAGCGCCTCTTCTTCAAGTTGGCGCGATTTATCAAGCCATCGCGACTTGATGCGGATCGCTCGAGCGGAGGCATCGATTGCGGCCTCGTCTTCCTTAACTTTTTCCGCTTCTATGACTCGCCTTTCCATCGTCTGCGCCACGCCAATTGCGCCTCGAGCAACGGCCTCTGCTGTCTGCACTGCTTGAGCTCCGACAGCAGCAAGCCCCCTTGCGCTCGGGGTCGCAATTCGAGGAACAACTTGCTGCCTGTAAAACTCAAGCTTTGCCATACATCACCCGTACCTTGGGCCGCTTGGCGTCATCGGCGTATATCGCTTAGTCATGGCTGTTGGGCCGCTTGTTTTTGGCGCCATCCCTCGAGAGGCTCTTGGCCCGGGCAGCGGGCCTCCAGCGCCAGCATACGCGGCGCCAGCCTGAAGTATTGCCTGAGCCCAAGACGGACGAGAAGCGCGCGTGATACGGGCCTCTGTCAATAAGCCTTGCGCCTGCGTCTCGCCCTGGTAAGAAAGATTTAATGCATCAAGCTCTGCGGCGGTAGCCGCTTGCTTGTACACATCGCCGAATGTAACGGATTCCGTTAAGCCAGCCTGCGCCCCTGCCGCGCGCAGTTCACCGAACTGGCGGCGGGTCTCCCTGCTGAGAGCCTCCGACTCAAGCCCTGCCTGCTGCCGAGCAACGCCAGCCTCAACCTCAAGCGCGCGAGCCTGCGCCGCGCCGACAGCGCGCTGCTGGCCGGTCGCCATGAGTGACGATCCGGCGGCCGCAGTACCCGCTATGATTGACCAAGTTACTGGATCGGCCATTATCTAATCCTCGCGTACATATCCATATCAGCTCCGCGCTGAAATGATCGCATTAAACCTTCGTGTTCAAACCCTAACATTCTCGCCCATCGATGGCCCGGTATAAAGTCGGGATAGACATATGCCTCAACCCGCTTAATTCCACAGCCATCCAAAAATTCCTTAACCGCCCGGTGAACCTGCCTCATGCACTTTCCGGCATCGCGCGACAGCAGCGCCCAGGCCGATCCGCGCCCCTCCCATAAGCTCACAACCCCGGCGCACATGACGACCTTTCCGCAATGCCTGACCGTGTAGCAAGGGCCGGCATCCACCAGCTCCTGTCCATAGCCCGGGCGACCAACAAACTCGCCCAAAAACTCCTGCGCCGGCTGCAACCTTAGCTCTTCAAGATCGGCCGGCTTGAACTGCTCAACCGTGACCATGCCTAGCCCGCCGTCTCAAGTTCTGGATAGAGCGCAATCACGGTCATTGGCAGTGGCTGGCTCGATACCACCCAAATCCTGCCGTCCGTCTCATAGCCGCTTGGGAACGGTATTACATCGGTATCACCCGTCAGCAGCGGCGGCACCTCGTTCATAAAATCCGTTTGCGTGCGGTAGATAATGTTGTCCAAATTGGTTGCGCTAGGCCCGATCTTGCCGCCAAGGCTGGCATAGAGCCTCAAAGCGAGCTTGTGAATTCGCTTTACCTTGGCCTGTGCCGTGCCTATAGAGGCTCCAGCCTCAATCCTTTGGGTTACCAAGGTGGAAGTGTATGGGAAGCCTATAACGGCTCTGGAAGCCTGGAACGGCAAGGTTACGGCGCCGTCCGTGACCGTGAGGCCAGTGACTTCTTGTCCATCGACCAAGCCAACCACAGTCTCGCCCTCAAGATGGTACAAGCCGCGCAGGGTCGATGAGGTCATGCGCCAAGTATTGAATGGCAAGTCATCATCTGGAAACGCCGCAATAATCGTTGTTCTGACAATCTCTTGATCGACCACGGTTGTAATTCTGGCCCGCGCCGTACGCCACAGTTCAGCCGCCGCGTCGTAATATCGATAGACGATTTCGCGATTGACATCAGTCGGCAGGAATACCGGGTCATTGATGACGATTAAGAAATTGTCTTCTGTCTCAATAAACTCGTCGGCCTCGCTTGCCATTTCAAGCGACGAGGTCACCGTCATTTCGACGTTGGTTGATCCGACGGTCTCATAACCATCGGCAAGGAACAAATCTGCGGCGACAGTAGGGTTAAACTCAAGCGATGCGTCAAGGTAGATGGCGCCCTGGACATCGTCGCCCTCTTCAATCGACTGGGCTACATACTCGATGAAACGCTGTGTTTTATTAACGTCCACGCCGTCAATGACAAGCTGATCCGAGCCCTCGGTCAGCAACACGCCGCCAGCTTCGAGCGCGAGTTCGTAAGGAATGTCGCCCTCTATAGTGCGCGAGACCACCAGCCAAATATCGTCCACATCACCATCGGGGCCGGGAATGATCTGCACAGCCTCGACCTTGGCATCGGTGCCGCCAATCGGGTGCTGATGCCAGCCGTAAATATTCTGCTCCCTATCGTAGGTAAGCCCGATTAGTCTCCCGTCACCAAGCACGCACCAAATGATGTCATCCGGCTCTTTTTGATACTCCATGTCAACAATTCCGGAGCGCGTGATCTCCGGGTAAAGGACGTTCATATCTCGCGGCACCCAAGCGTCAGCCTGAATGTCAAACCGCAACTCCATGATTCGGCGTCCGCCGACGCGGGCGAATAGGATCGCATCTTCGACCAATGCCGGCTCGAGCTCCATCGAACCCTCGGCAGACTGCAGGTCAAACTTGACGTTTTCGGGGCCGAGCGGAGCGGTCGTGACGTTCTCGCGGATTGCAATCTCAGCGCCGGCCGTGCCGACGATGAGCGCGTTGCCTGGTCGCATCCAGCGCACCTTATCCACGTTACCGACCGCTAGCGTTAGGTTCAGCGCATTGTCGGCGAGAATCTCGCCCATCGTGTCCGGCGCGTGCGAGCCGTAGTCTCCGGCAACCGACGCATAGACGTTCTGACCGCCGCCCCACCAGAGGCGGTCTCGCCAGAATGCCGTTTTGTACGGCCATGTTCCGCCCATGCCCTCGCCCCACGCGCCGAGCCGATACGAGCATGACGCACTAGACAAAAGTTCTGACGGCGCAGTGCCCGGGCCAATGACGTCTGCGGTTACTTGGTTGGTCGATGTCACCGCGGTAATCTTGAGCACAACGTACCCAGGATGCAGGAACTCCCAAAGAACACCCGCGTTTCCGTCATAGTCCGACCCCTCTTCATGGATCGGGCGTATCGCGCCAGTTGTAGCCGAATTCAGTGCAGAGTAATACTTGCCGCTCGACTTGCGAACATTGCCGGCGGTGATCGTTTTCGCGGTTTCCCATTGTGTCGTTGTGATATTGATCGGCTGCAGCCGGATCAGCATTCCGGCAGAGTCGTTATCGAATAACGCCGCGCCAGAAGTTACAGTGACAGAGCCTGTGGTGCCAGAAAGCGTGAAGCTTACTTTAGCGTCCGGCTCGCGCTGGAACGGGCCATCGTTCGGGGCGTAGGCGGCGAACGCCCAGTTCGTATTGCCAGACCGAGTCAACGTGCGCGGCTGGTAGCCCTCGCAACCAATGTAGAGGATGTCCCCCGACTGGGAGATCGATAGCGCAGAGGTTCCCTCCGGCG